TACATTGATCACGTTAACTAAACTTACATATTTGTTCCCAACAAATTAGATCTAATGTCATTGTTGTGTTATTGCATTTCTTCATAAAACATGTCATTTCATAAAGTCCATAATTCTCAGGCATTTGTTGGTCTATATAATGTTTCTCTTGATTTAATACTAGAGATTCATCATCAAGCCATCCTCGAATTGTTTTCATTTCATCATATATGCAATCTCGTTGCGGATGTTTAAATAATAAAAAATCAAAATCTCCATATTCCTGTAATATTAATTCTGGGTGGACTTTTAGTTGATGATTTGCATCATGCCAAAAAATATATTCATAATTTCCAAAAATTAAACTAGATAAAATTTTATAGAGTTTAGCATTTCGTCTATTTTGGTAATTGTCAATATTAGAGAATTTATATGACTCATATAAGTCCCAAATTTTTACATCGTATGGTCTGTCAACAATGGCGATATAATCGCAATTATTAAATTTATATGGTGGATCAATAAGTTGATCTTTTCCACCTAAATTTGCTGTTAATATTAAAAATTTATTCATTAATTTATTCCCTTTATCATTCCATATTCATCAAATATAGGCATTTTTCCCCATTTCTCCAACCACTTCATTGTATTTCTATGCTCTGCTTCTCTCTGTCTCTGAGATGATTGCCCGTTATTTTCTTCTAATCTATGACTACCACGTGCTCCAAAATGCCATACAATTGAACTACATGGTAATATAAATCTAACTCCATGCTGCAACATTCTTAAAAACAAATCCATATCATCCCAGCTAGTTGGTGCAAAACATGGATCATTTCCACCTACTTCATCCCAAACTGTTTTTTTAACTAAACCAGATACTCCTTCTCCTTTAGGTACTTTATAACCTTCATTCATTTTTTTAAATTCTTCAACCCAATCCTCAAATTCATCTATTTTAAAGTCATAATAATATGCTCCAAAAACATCCAATGATACTAATGTTGTACCATAACGTTCAGGTGAATTAAACATATTTGGTTCAATTCTATATGAATTTACCCATAATTTTTCATTTGGGTATTTTTCATGCTCAACCATTAATGCTCTGTCCCAATTCTTAGTGACATAAAAATCTGAATGGAGAAACATAATGTATTCTGTTTTTATGTTTTCAGCACATATATTCATTCCCCCACCGATGCCCCTAACATTAATATTTTCAGGTTCAATAATTAGAGTTAGATTATATTTATTTTTATTTTCTTCTAACCACTCATTAGTTCCATCAGTACAATTTTCTGCATGTATTATAAATGGAGCATCTTTATAATAACTGTTTTTTCTAACTGAATAAACTGCTAGTTTAAGGTATGGGAGGTTATTATATGTAGAGATACAAAAAGTTAATGGACTAGAGTGTGTCATAATAATTGTTTTGTTTCTCTTGTTTTTCAATACTCTTAATATGGTATAAAAATAAATTACCTAAACTTTCATTACCAGGTAATGCTGAAATTGATCTATATCCTTCTAATCTTTCATGTACCTTGTTCACCCACTGTATTCGCTTGTCCTTTCTATACAATCTCCATTGTAAGTCAGGCCAGTTAATTCTACCAAGCTCATCCTGTCTCCATCCCCATTTTTGAATATGCTCTTGAGTAATGCCATTAACAATGTTATGTCTTGGTATTAGTACTACATCTGGGTCTTGATTGATAATATGAGGTAGCATTTCAATTAGATCTTCATGTGGAAGCTCATCTGCGTCAATTTGAAAGATGTAGTCTGTATTGCATAGACTTCCTAGTTTATTTTTCCAATCTGCAAAGTGATTGTTGAATTCATCTGCATGCCAACTAAACTCACCATTGATTGAATGAGATCTTAGATACTCTTCTACACCCTTACTACCATTCTTTTTATCATAAAGTATGACAATGGAATCTTGAGATCGCTTATGTTTAAGTAAGAATGTAACTAGCTTTTGTAACTCAACTTCTTCATTACAAACTGTAATTGCGTATGTTAGGTTATTTTTCATCTTTGAATTTTTTAACTTTATGTTTGGGTTGCTGTTCAACAGGGGCAAATTCTAGAATTTGATTACAATCAGAACATCTAACATTATAATTTTTATCAATATAAGTATCTATTGCTCCACAATACGGACATTCATCTTCATTTCCGTATCCAAAATTAATATTAACTTTCGGCATTTTCCTCTATAACTTTAATATCATCTTCTAAAATTTCAGCATCTGGGATTTCAGTGCAAAAAAGATAATGAGTTGCATTTTGTAGTGTTTTGTCTGCCTCAAGGTAATCATGCCATAATTTAATATATTCTTTACCTCTACCTATTTCATTATGTTTAGGCATTGTTCTTATAATTTTATAAGCTTTGTCCTCATGATAAATCATATTTAAAAAGCATCCCATACACTATACCTTTTATTTATTGTCTCTAAAAATTTATAATATTCCTCCATTTTGGTTTTATCTTTTATTTTGCCATCTGAGTTTTCAAAATAAATACATTTCCCATTTCCCCATTCTCTTTTTTCCCAGTATCCATCAGAATTAATAAAATAGATTTCATTGCCATTATCATCAAATGTTTGTTCCATCCACCTATTTTCAGGAAATTCAGTTTTTTTAATATTACTCATATAATGAAAATAATAATCTAAATTTAAAAAGCCAAACTATTATTCATCTTCTGGTAAAACTCCTAGATAAGTTAAAGCTCCAATATAATCATTTTGTTCAAAATGTTTTAGAGTTTTCATATCAGTTCTGTGAGTGTAATAAGTACCTGGAGCTGTTGGGTTAGGATATTTTTGTTTTTCATCTTCTGGGATTAAGACAGCTTTAGCTGCTCCCCATTTCCATTCATCCTTACTATTTCCAGAGGCAAATACAATTCCTTTATCAACAATATTAATTGTGGCGGGCATCCATTTATATCCTCCTTGATCTTCCCAAATTAAATCTTTATATAATTCAGGTAAAACATCATATTGTTCTTCAAAGAATGCTTCTCCTTCTTTCATTAAACTGTTACTTAAAAATCCACAACCGTAACACATTCTGTTTTTAATACTTTCATTTACTTGTTGAGTGTAACAAGCATTACTTTTTCCACAGGGGCAAATTTCTAAATTATCCATTTTTATTTTTTATTTGTTGAATTATAATTCTCAGACCATGCACTTAATCTATCAATATTAGTACCATGAGTGTAATACATGTATGGTGATAATGGATTAACATGAGGAACTGTAACTGTTGGAGGATGGGGTGTTGTTGGGTGAATGTAAGGTAAATTTTCAGGAACATTAATAGATTCCTTAGTTTCTATTTCATTCATTTTTTTCCTGATTGCATCAAAAATGTCTTCTAGATCATCATGATCAAATCCACTCACTAAGTCTAGTTCTAAGGCATTTACAAATCCCTCAAACCAATGTTTAAATTGTTCTACTGTCATAGTTTTTTAAGTTTAGGTAATTGAATTTTAGGAAGTTCTTGATTTTGTTCACCTATTTTCTTTAATTTAGGTAATTGTAATTGCATCGGCTGGATTGCTTCTATTTTAGGTACATCATTAAGAATAGATTCCAATTCTTGTTTCATGGCTTTCCATGAAAAATTTTCCTTAGATTTGTACTGTTGTGATTTAGCTCCTTTTTTATAATCCTTATAATTCATATAACAATTATGGAAATGGTGAACTACTTGAGTTAAATCAGGAGTAAACCATTTTGAATTTTCAATTAACATGTCTTTAACTACTGCTGAGGGATGAATATCCTTTAACTCACCTCCAATTAAAGTACTAAATACTGGATTTAGGAAATCAATCTGTCCTGACCATCCAGGAGCAATAACTGGTTTGCCTGTTAATGTAAATTCTAGTAACGGACGACCAAATCCCTCACCTTTAGTTAAGCTAACCATAGCTTTGACTTTAGGATGATTATACAGCACATTCATTTCTCTGTCTGAAATTTCACCGCTAAACACGTAAATATTAGGTAAGCTGTTGGCTACAATTGTCTTCTTAATAGTATTGATTCTCCTCATAACCTCTCTTCTTCCCATATATGAGGTACCTCCTACACTAGTTTTCAAAATCAATGCGGGTGCTTCAGATTTATTTTTAAACATTTCATAGAATGCTTTAATTAATAAACCTACATTTTTACGATCTTCTCCCATATCCCCTTGTAACCAATGACCACAAAATAAATAAGCAAATTTCTCAGGAATTTTATTGATGTCATTATATATTGGAGATGATTTCATTTGAGATTCCTCAAGTAACTTGTATATTTCAGTGTCAGCTCCCTCAAACAATACCTTTATCGGTGTGGTGCATTTTAGTTGACCTACCACTTGTTTTTGCTCATTTAACATATTGTAAACTGTGTTCTCAAATACATCTTTAGAATGTTTAGAACTCACAAGTACTAAATCCATTCTATTACATCCTTCAATCCAAGGACCAGCACAAGCAGTTGTTTCAATTCCTGCGGTTATGCCTATGTTGTATTTACCTACTTTCTGGAATTCATTGGGGACAGTTATTTGCGCAAAGTATTCAGGTTGTCTAGGTAGTTGAGGTTCTTTTAAAATATAAGATTCTAAAAATCCCCATTCCTCAAAATTATCTTTAATGAATCCCCAAGGAGTATTTCCCCACCTTTGAGGTAAGATTTTGACATCATATTTGTCTAATTCAATAAGTGCCTTGACTAAATCTCTAGAACGTGATGAATATCCACTATAGCAATCTATTGGACAACTTACTACAAATAACGGTTTGTTCATAATTTATTAATATATAAGGTTATGTTTTAGTTTACGGGGTTGATATTCATCAGCTGATAAGAATTCATATGATTCTCTTGGTTGCCATTTTTCAAACAGTTCATCCATACCTTCAATAATTCGTTGAGACATTACTTCAGAGGTAAATCCTGCTTCTTGACCTGAGGCCCATTGTCTTCCTTCTTCACCTATTTGTTCTCTTTGTTCTTTACTCATTTTATATAGTTGTTCAATTTGCAAAGCAGCATCTTCAAATCTACATCTATCATCAAATATATAAGGAGTAGGTACAGAGCCAACTAAAGATAAATTAGATGGGAAAACTGGTAGAGCCCATTTTCCATGTTTTTTAAAAGTACCTCTATGATTGGAAGGTATTTTAGAAGATGGATTAAACCAATTTCCTTCATTATCTACAAATCTCATCTGATCTTGCATTCCACCTGTTACATTTGCAATAATTGGATTACCTACTAAAATAGCTTCAGTTAATGCTAATCCCCATCCTTCATTAGTTGATAATAAAATTGTACCATCAGCAATGTTATAAAGATAGTTAATGTGTTTAGCATCTAAACGTTGAGCAGAAATTAAAACATTGTTTATACCTTCTTCACAAAAATAATCAATCACTGCTGGTAAATCTGTACCATTTTCATCTACTGGATTTGTATGAAGAACTAAAGCACATTTAGCGGCTTCTTCTTTTGGTAAACTATCAGTAAATAATTTCCATGCTAAAATTGTATCAGGAATATTTTTACGTCTAACATTCCTAGAGTTAAATAATAAAGTAAAATCATATGTTTTACCATTAAATAGTTGTTGACTAAATGATTTTAACTCATTATATTCTGTATGATCTTTTTTAATTGGATAAAATGTTTTGGGATCAAGACCATGAGGGACATATTTAATGACTTTTTTGTCTGCCTTTTTACCTAATATAATTTGGTTAATAAGAGTTGTTTGTTTTGATATACCAAATAAAGCATCACATGACTCATAAAACTCTTCGTTGTAGGCGGGAGCTGGAAAATCATCCCAGATGTTTAAATATGCAATTGGCATACTTTTTCTAATCTCATTTTCCATTTCAAACACCCAAGTAAAGTATCTAGGGTCTGTAATCAAAAATAAAGCATCAGGTTTTTCTAATTCAATGATCCGACGAAGTAAATACGGATCACCATATCCATCAGTTGGATATAAAATAACACTAGCATCAGTAACACCTGTTTTATTACTAGTATCCTGACTTAAATCCATCCTTTTTCCAGCATCAGGGTGTTTTATAGCTCCTGCTAATTGAACCCAATTGTACCGATGACAGGTATTGATAACCATTTCTCGGGCAATGTGAGCCACTCCAGAATGCACTCTTATATCATCGGTTAAAAGAAGAATTTTCTTCCTTTCATCTTTTGGTAAATAACCTTTTATCATAATTTATGTTTTTGAATTGTTTTACGAAACTCGTCATCATTAATATATAAACTCATAGTCCGTTCTACAAGCTTTTGTATATTAAATTTATGTTTAAAACTAAGAATTTTAAACTCTTCTAATATATCTTTATTAATATAAACACTTGTTAATTTTTTATCTTCATTTTTAGACATAACATCATTTATTATACGTATATACCTTTTCCACAAAGTTTAGTATCTTTTGAAAAAGGACAAAACTTACAATTAGATGAAGATGGTTTTGGATCAGGTGAGGGTTCTTGATGAAAACATTCTTTTATAAAAGAACTAAATGATTGTGATACTTTTTTCATTTTAATTTTACCTGATGAAGGAGCAAACTCCTGGATTCGGCTTATATGGAATTTAGGATCAACAGGTAATTTCCTCTTTAAAATAAAGTATTTAACACTAATTTTATCTTCAGGAACTTTATATTGTTCAGAGTAATATTTTTTATATAATACAACTTGAGATGGTTTGAGCTCATCTTTTTTCTCATAATCAGACCAACCTCTAGTACTTGTCTTAATGTCAATAATTTCATGAGTTTGGGTTGGCTCATGATATAAAACAACATCAAGGTGACCCTGATATATTACAAAGTCTATACTTGGGTCAGGAACAATATGAATAGGAACTTCACATCCTACAAGATGATAACCTCGTTTTGAAAAATATTTAGTTTTATTCTTCTTAAAATAATCTAAGATGTTTACTCCATCTTCATAAAACTCACTCATTTCCTCTGCTGAGGAAAAATGTTTGTTATTATTTTTCTTGTATTTTTCTTTATATAACTCCCTATATCGGTTTTCAAACATTCCAATAATATCTTCTCTATCTGCTGCCGCTGTACTGACATTATACATTACTGTTAAATAATGTTGAATTGCTTCATGTATAGCAGTTCCAAATACATTATGGATATTATCAGTGAATACCTTATGTTTTTCTTTATATTGAAGATACCATCGTAACGGACAGGTCTTGTATATAGAGAACTGTGAATATGAAACTAATTTTTGATATCGCCAGTCAATTTCTGGGGCTTGATATTCAACAATATGTTTTATCTCACTTGGTATTTTGTTTTTCTTTGCCAACTTTAGTTAATTTTTTGATTTCTTTTTCATCTACACCTAATTCCTCTAATATTTCTTTTATAACATCAGTAGGCAATATCTCAAGATAATTATATGCTTCTCTTAATGATACTTGATAATATAATGAAATATAATCTGCTAGACTAGATGAAGGATTTTCTGTTTGATTTTTAATGTATTTAGCAAATATACTCTTTTTAGGGAGTAATTCTCTATAAATTTCATACACTTGCTTTTTATCCTTAATGTCTAACCCTTGAATATAATTTACAATTTCAACATACGGTTGATACATGCTTATGAAACGATGTATCATAAATGTATTAAAACTATTCCAGGTTTCTTCATCAAATGAATCAGATGAGGATTTAGCTACAGTTATTTCCTTCATCCAGTCAAACACAGATTTTGGTTGTTTCATTAATTGTTTTTAATCAGATTTTCGTTATACTCTGTCATTTCTTCTCTTAGTTCCTTAGGAAGCATTTCAATTACTACTTCTCCTGTTTCAATATCAAACATTACAGGGATAGGTAAAATAGCGTCTTCTTGTGAACCAATAACAAACTTTGAAACTTTACGAAGGATAGCACCTTCTTGAAATACACGTCTACCAGTTGATGATTCAATTGGAGTTGTGTTTAGTAGGTCAATGTTTAATTGAGGTTGTCCATTTGGGTTCATATATAAAATTTAATTGGTTACTTTAATTCAATAATCTGACTGATTAGAGCAGCTGTATTAATTTCTTTATCAAGTGAGAAATTAGCTTTGTATGAGGCTTCATTAACTAAAACAGCCACTGAACCTTCCTTGTTTTTTAGATATTTAGAGGAATTATCATATAATGATTTAAACAACTCAGTATAATCAGAAACATCAGAATTTGCTAATATTTGTCTAATTGTATTGAATTTAGGTTTGGGTTGAGATAACTCCTCCAATATTAATTCAATATAATTTTGATTTGATTTCAGATTAATATTAACTACTAATTTTCCTGTAGTACTACATTTTTGTAATGTGTTAATAGTTCGTCTTAAATCAGGATAACATTTTTTAACAATTTCAGCTACTTCTTCTAATTCATACTCAATACCTTCATTTTCTAATATACGGACAATATGTTGGGCAATTGTCGTTTTAGATGGCGGAACAAGCGCGTATTCTGTAAGTCTACTACGAAGTGGGTCAATTAGTCGCTCTGGGTAGTTTCCTGTTAAAATAAACCGAGTTTTAGCGCTATATGTCTCAATCATATTTAATAATAGTACTTGACTGGCTTGGAGAACATGAGTACAATTATGGGTTAGGATTTCCTTTTCCCCTATAAAAAAATTATGATTTTTACTAACAGTTAAATCATATACTTTTTTATTTTCAGATAATTTTGTAACCTTAGTTATTTTTAATTTTTTCATTTTACTCCTTTAAGTAATTTATTATAATATAATAAATATTTTTCTGTTTGACAAACATTTTTATTTAAATAATTCATAATATTATATTCATTTATCCATATAAATTTATAGTTATTATTTATACACCACTGAATACTACCATCCATTTTTTCAACTTGGGCTAAATATTGTCTTTTAGGTTTTAGTTCATATATAATTTTATTTTTATTATCTATAAAATCTGGGATATAAATTTTATATTCATTTTTTAATTTATATTTTATTCTAAGAGACTCGTATTCTAGATATTGATTAGATATAAAAAAACAAACTTCCCAAGAACTTCTAAAATAATATTGATTATTATTAATATCAATTTGTATTCTTCTTTTGGTTCTATAATTATTCTGTGGAGTAAAGGTTCCATTAAGGATATTTAATTTTTGAGAGTCTGAGGATTTTTTTGCTATTATTCTTTTTTGTTCTTCTGTACGATTTTCAATCCAAGAATAATCTATATTTTTCCTTCCTTCTTTTAAGTTTTTCATCCATTGTTTTTTTCTTAATAGATCATTATTAAGATTTTTATGTCCCTCTAATCTTTTATTTTTATTTTTATCTAAAATGTCAGCATGTATTCTATTATAATCTTCTTTAGTTAATTTTGAACTATATTTAAAGAATAAACGGTTTTGAGGATGAGGAGTTTTTGAAGATTTTATATGTATATCATCTACTTCTAATAGAGTTCCTGTGTGAGAACATAATGGGACTAAATTATTTTTAATAAAAGTTTTATATATAATATTATTAATTGTTTCTCTATTAAAAAAACATCTTAAATGATTAGCTATTTTATTATAATCATACCATTTATTATCAACAGGAGATAAAAATTTTTCATTAGTATGATCTATTTTTATATTATCAATAATTTTATTTAAATCATAATAAATAATATGTACATATTTTTTGGGATAAACATATTTATATTCTGATTTATTTAAATATTTTTTTAGATTTGTTAATAATAAATTTCTATTAGAAAATGTATCATTAGTAATAATATTAACCCAAGGATAATTATATGTTTCAAGTGATTTTTTTATTTCTTCTAAATTTTTCATAATATTGTTTTATTATATATATTATGAATCTTGTAAAGAATGGTAAAAATGAGTACCCTCGATATCCTATATTGAAATAATATATCCTTTTTCAATAATTTCTTTAGTTGTAACTACTGATAGTTCTCCTTTATCATCATCTATATACCATTTATGATCCTCAGTGCATATAATTTTTTCTCCATTTTCAAACTCTAATTCAAAACATTCTCTTTCACCTTTATAAAATAATTCAAATGGCATCCATTGGATTTCATTAGTAGACTCATTATATGATTTTACTAAATCATTTTTGTCATCTAAATCTTTAATGGGGATTTGTTTTATTTCTCCTTTCCTTATAACAGTTACTAATGTATGTTCATCTAAACATTCATCCATTATTACTATTTTAAGTGGTTTGAATGAGGCACTAGATGCAAATCCTCCAATTTTTTCTCTAATAACATCCATAGATCTTTCATCTGTGGCGTTAATATAAAGTAAATCACAATCAATACCTTTAGCTATTAATTTTGCTAATGTGGTTTTACCTGAACCTGCTTTTCCAAAGAACCCAAGATGAGGAATATCTTGTTTATCAATGTAAGCCTGAAAAATATTTTTGATTTCATCTGAGGTAATATAGTTTTCTAGAGTATCAGGTCTATATTTCTCATTCCAAATAGTATGTTTGTGTTTCATAACGTAATTAAGATAATAAAACTTTTTATATTAACCAAACTTTATATATTAGTAATCACCATATATGCTGAATTTTTGAGGTTCTTGAACCTCATTTTTTATTTCAATAGCATATAATTCTCCTTTCATAGGTGAGAGTTTAAAATCACAAGGCTGTTTTGTTTTTTTAAAATATGCTTCTAAAGCCTCAGTTAGAGGGGTGAAAATTGGTCCGTTGTCTCCATCAGATACAAGTCGCCAATTATCACCAACTGGTACTCTAACTGCTATTAATTTTAATGATTCAATTTCCATATTACATCATTCCCATCATTGGATTGAAATCATCTTCTTTTTTAGTATCTGGCTCTTCTGCTACTACTGATTCTGTTAATAAAATAGTACCAGCAATTGATGCGGCATTTTCTAGAGAATTTCTTGTCACTTTCATGGGATCAATAATACCAACCTCTTTCATGTTAACAATAGCTTCAGTTTTTAAATCAAAACCAAACCAAGGTTCTGATCCAACAAATCCTTTTTCACCAATCTGAGAGTCAATAGGATAAATTTCTCTATCTGAGTAACCAGCGTTATTGAGAATTTGATAGAATGGTTTACCACACACAGTATAAACTAAAGTTTTTCCTATGTTAAAATCCTCACTATCAGCTTTTTCCCATGAGATATTTTCTCTAGCAAATAATAATGCAACTCCACCTCCAGGAACAATACCTTCCTCAAGTGCAGCTTTTGTGGCATGTAAAGCATCATCAACCCGATCTTTTTTCTCTTTCATTTCAGTTTCAGTATTTCCACCAACATGAATAATAGAAACACCTCCTACAAATTTAGCTAAACGTTCCTGAAGTTTTTCAATTTCAAATGGCATATGGGATGCTTCAATTTGTGATTGAAGTTCCTCTACACGTTGATTAATTAGATCTTCAGAACCTTTACCATCAATAATAGTAGTAGTTTCTTTAGTTACAGTAACTAATCGTGATTGACCAAACCAATCCCAATTAAACTTGTCTAGTTTCATTCCTTTATCTTTAGAATAAACTTGACCTCCAGTTAAAACAGCAATGTCCTCTAGTATTAATTTTCTCCTGTCACCGAATTCAGGAGCTTTAACTGCTGCTACTTTTAATACACCACGAGCTTTATTTACAATTAGTGTGGCTAATGCCTCACCTTCAATATCTTCTGCAATAATTAAAAGTGGACGATTAGTATTAGATACACCTTCTAAAATAGGTAATAACTCTTTAACTTGAGTAAATTTAGCATCAGCAATTAGAATGTATGGATTTTCTAAAGTACAAGTCATTGTATTGTTGTTTGTAACAAAGAAATGTGACTTATATCCTCTATCAAATTGCATTCCTTCTACTGTCTCAAGATATGTGTCTCCTGTTTTAGATTCCTCAACGTGTACTACTCCATCCTTACCTACTTTTTCCATTGCAGTGGCAATTAAACGACCTACTTCCTCATCATTATTTGCTGAGATAGTTGCAATTTGTTCAAGTTGTTTTTCTGATGAAATATCTTCAGCAATTTGTTCACGTAAACCTTGAATTACTTGTTTAACTCCAGCATCAATTCCACGTTTAATTTCAACAGCGTTTCTTCCTCTATCTACATGCTCTAGACCCTGCATAACAATTTCTCTTGCTAATAAAGTTGAGGTTGTTGTACCATCACCTGCATTATCGGCTGTTTTAATGGATGCTTGTTTTAACATTTTAGCACCCATATTTTCAACAATATCTGGTAATTCAATAGATTTTGCTACTGTTACACCATCTTTTGTACTCAGAACTTGTCCTTCTTTTTCATATACAACATTTCGACCATGAGGTCCTAATGTACATACAACTGCGTCTGCTAAGGTGTTAATACCCTTAACTAAACTTTCACGTGATTCGTGACCTAATTTAATAATTTTTGCCATAGTTAGTCATTATTTATTTTACATAAAACTTCATTTTCTGGGCCAATCCAGAATTCTTCTCCTTCAAATTCAAATTTAGTAAATCCAATTGTTGGTAAGATTACTTTATCACCTGGTTTAACTACAGTTGGTATAAAACCAACTCCAGCAACTACCATTCCTGGTCCTACATTAATTACTTCAGCTACTTTGTTTTTTTCATTTCCTAAATCAGGAATAACAATATTACCAAAGGTGGTTTCTTCAATTTCGATAGGTTTAACTATCAAAGCATTGTATAAAGCTTCTAATTTCATATTCCAATGTTTAAAATTTGTTTAAGATTATTATGTTTGTTGTTATATTCCTCTAAATATTCTCTAATAGAATCATATTGAGGTTTTAGATTTGCTTTGAGTTCTGATAATTTTTTCAAAGCTCCTCCTAAAGTTGAGTAATGACCTATCATCTTATCTGTAGATTTTTCATTACTTGATAATTCAAGTACTGTGTAACTATGTTCATCCTTAGAAATATAATAAGGTGAAATAGCAGGGTCACTAATAATTGATACTTTTTTCTTTTCTCTTTTCTTTCTATCCATAACAGGGTTTGTTTATAACGGGTTTAATTATATGTATGTTAATATAATAAAAATAATTTGTAGATTAATTCTCCTAATTCTCGGGCTTCAACCATCATAAGTTTATTATCACGATTTTTTATTCTACCCTCATAGTAATCATCATCTACTATCCAAAAATCAATCTTAATATAAGCCACATTACTTATTTAATTAATTTTTCAAATTGACCTTTCCAGTAATTAATTAATGGCAAACCAGCAAATAGGGTTGTGAAGATAATCATTAAAATCTGAACCCAGAAAGACTGACGATCATAAATGTTGCTACCTAATAGTAGCACTGAGGTAAATGATACCATCATTGTAAGGTAGGTAAGTAGTAAAATTAGTAGTTTTTTCATATTATTTCTTTTTAAATTGTTTGTAATGTTTGTTGTTGGTTATTTATGTTAAATCGTTAAAATTGATGATTTAAACCATAATACAATTCTAATACTGCATTTTCCTCCTCTGGAGTTAATGTATCAGCTAATTCAATCATCTGATCTACTAGATCGTGATCTGCTTCTCCAAATTGTTCAATTTGATAATTTGCTTTTCTTTGCAATTCAATTACTTTTTCTACTTTTTCGATGTTCATAACTTGTTGTTTTAATTATACATAAATATAATAATAATATTCTGGATAGCCAAACTAGATGTCCGCTTTCTTTAAAATAAAGTATTCAGAAGTAATATCATCATACACAAATTCTAACTTCATTAATCCTTGAGTGTTAATTTTCATTGACATATGATTAAATGATTTGTTAGCGTTTAATATGGTTTTGAATAAATCTGAATCAAATGTTAATGGTTCAGAAATAATTATATGTGGGGTATTAGTTTCTAGAGGAATATCATAAGTTATTTTATTTGAATAGTCATTTTCACCTCCAAATATAAATTTTAAAACACTATTTCCATATAAATTTCTATCATCTTGAATACCCATAGTATTATCATTAGTAATAGAGTTTTTAGCTTTAATTAAATTATTGACATAATTTTTATCTAGTTTTAATTCAATATCATAAGCATCTGGTTCATTAACATCAGGTGTTGAAGGAGCCATCATAGGGTCAGTTAAAGCATAAGTAACATTAAATGTTTCATCAGCAATATAAAGTTTAGTAAATACTTTTCCGCTTTTAGATAAATTTAAGTTAATGTTTTTATCCATAACTCCTATTAATTTACTTAATTGAGTTGTATTATAGATAACAGCATCACTATTTTCTAACATAAAGGATGAACATTTAACTTCTCCTGCCATATCACGATTTGGAGATATAAATCTGATAGACAGTTGATGATCTTGAACATTCCATTGTACTGCTTCACATAAACCACCTAAATGGTATTTTTCAATAATACTTTCTAATTTTATTCGTTCCATGTTTAGTTAAAGTTAAAAAATTTTGATTGTATTGGATTTAAATTTAATTTCCATCCTAAATCATTATAGATGGATTCTAGTTTATTCTTCATTACTGATTCAAAGATAATACTTCTATCAATATATTTTTCAATAAAGTCCTGAATTTCTGGTGGGTCATTATATCCATTACATCCTATAACATTTAGATGGTATGGATTTGGTTTTAAATAAGCTATATACATTTTATCTCCTATCCTAAATTCAGGATATTTTTTATTTAATTTTTTAAATCTTAAAAGATCATTATAAATAATAGCTGATCTGCTATTAATAGGAGTACGAGGTAATAATTTAGAGAATATTTCTCCTGCTAATGGAGGTCGTTCAATATAATCTTCAATTTTTTTAACACCTGTAGGTTTAAGTAATTTATTGTAAGATATATTTGATAATGAAGTTTTAAATGTAATAACATCTTTATCTATATCTGTTTTAGACTTATCAAATAGAATAGACTTTAATATATTTTCACCAAATTCTCTAAAATAAGGAGGGAAATTAGATTTCATGATATCTAGTCCTTTCATATCTAGTTCTTCAACAGGTACTCCTTCCTTATTAACAATATACATAGCATATCTTCTTTTACCAGCCCAATATGCTTTTTCAGCTATCACCTCCTGTTTTAATTCAAAGTAATGTTTATCATGAACATTATATAAATCTCGAGATATATTATTTAAATTTTCATTTGCTTTTTTCTGAAGTTCATCTGTTAATATAAGTAATTTTTCAATTTTAAGCTCACGATTTGATAAATCAAGATCAGGGAATCTATATTTTAAAAGTTCAGTTAATTCCATATACATACTATCTGTATCTGAGGCTCTAATATACTTGGAATCAGGTTTATTAAGTTGTTCTGAAATATAGTAATTGACATAATCAATTGAGGTACGAGTTAAAACTTGTCCACTATTGGTAATAGAGGCAGAACATATTTTAAAACCATCAGTAAATCTCCAAGAGTTAATAGCATAAGTACCGTACAATGCGTTCTGTAGGATTTTGAAAGACATTTGATACAGATCAAAGAATTTATAGTCATCCCATTTTTCCTCTTTACCTGCTTTTTTCTTCAGTCCTCGATAATGTTCTCGTTTATTAAACCAGTCCTCCAACACTTCACATGCTATACTCTTGATATCAGTGCGATAAAACGCACCACTAGCTGAAATGGACCACTTATGTGAGTTTATATAGGTAATTAATTTACCCACTGTTATTTTGGCTTTTTTCAGTTTATATGTTGTGTGGTCTAGTTTTTCAATTTCAATTTCTTCATTTGGATCTCTTAATTTAAGATCTTTAAGAGAATTATTTTGTTCATAATTATCTTTAGTAACAATACGACCTACTAATGTTTCAACTCCTAAATTTAATGTTTTAATAATAGAAGGATATAGTGAGGTAAAATCCAAGTCAGAAACATTTGAATATAAACCTGGTATAGGATCTAATAAATATCCTCCAGCATATGAATCTTTTTTCTTAACTGTTTTAAGATTTCGCTGGAGATATTGGTTGGATAAGGTTTTGATGACAACATTGTTTCCTTCAATTGAATAAATATAACCCTCAACTGTGGGAGTACCTCTTTGATGTATGACATGATCTCCTACTTCTAGTTCTCTGATTGATGGATTAGTTGTAGTTGGTTTATTAGGAGCAACAATGTTTTTTCTCTTTAAATATGTTAATATAGCACCCTCATTTAATGCGGTATTATAATAAATAGATTCATATGGGGTATGACATAAATGAGAAATTAAGACAGTTAGTTGAATAAATTTTAATTTATCTTCTAACGCCTCTATAATTTCAACATCTCGTAAATTATACTCAATAAATTTATTTGGATCATCTTTAAATAATCTATCTAAACTTCCGTTATATTCAATTTTACCTAATTTAGCATATTTAGTACCTATGTCTCCTAATTTATAGGATGGTTCCTCTTTCATGATATATTTTTTAAACAATAACATGAAATCAAGACAGTTAACTAAACCAATTTTAATTGGTGATTCTGGTTGATAAGGATTTTCATCAATTTTTCCAATTGGTGATAGTCTATAAACGTCATCACCTAAAACTTTTTTAATCCTATAATACAGATAAGGTATATCAAAGAAATCTGAATTAAATCCTACTGCTATTGTTGGATCAATTTCCTCCCATTTATCTAAAAATTTAGATAATAATACTTTTTCAGATTTACAGGAAATAATAACTTTATTATCTGAATTAACAGATTCAATATTTCCTTTTTTATCTAAAATAAAACATATTTTCTGCTTGGTATTAACATCTATTAAGGCAATGGCTGTGATCTCAGCATTAGCATCTTTAATAGTAGTTGGATTAAGAGCTCCTATGATTTCAATCTCAATATCAAGATAGACTGTATTGTGAAATTTAGGGATATCATCTGTCTGATAATATAAATCCCTTAATAGAACTAATTCACGGTCAATATCTTTTTCTAAAATAGTAGGATCATTTCTATCATATTTTCCTTGAACAGGAGAACATCTATCTCCAAATAATGTTTCACACTCACCTTCTTCATCTAATTTATAGACTGTAGGCCAGTATTGAAAACATTTTATTTCTTTGGAATCATCTCTTAAATAATAATGATATTTAGTAGATGAATTCCTATCACGGTCAAAGTATATTGCTTGATACATAACATATTAAATATAACAAAAAAAGTTAGGATAGCCTAACTTTATTTTAAACGAGTGATGGTTTCTTTTGCTTTACTCTTTTTTTCCTCTAACTCATTTTTATGTTTTCTGAATTCCTCCATTTGTGTTTCTAGTTCTTGGAGTTGAGTTTCATACTCTTTAATAGCTTCAGTTGCTGCTCTATTAGCATCTGAACGTTGTTTATAGATACCAATTGTTCTTTCTTTAATGATTTCATCAAATGCTGTTGCTTCACGCATGATGTCTTCTTTTTTAGAGTTACGGGTTGGTTTTTCTACTATATAAAACTTTCCCATTTCATCAATAGGTTCGTAAACTTCTTGAGTAATTTTTTCTATTTCTTCTCTAATGAGTTTTCTTAGTTCTGATTGTTTCATAGTTGTTGTTTTTATAATAAATATGTATCAATTTGATAAAGGTGCTTTAATTGGGGGTGTGATTATTTCAAAATATCTAATATATCTTGTTTTGTTTTAGTCTTATTGGATATAACAGTTTCATCATATGGCGTACGAAACACTTCGTAATTAGAATTAGTCTCAAACTTTTTTATAATCTTTTGCATTAAAGGGTTCGTTATTCGATCATCAGGAAAAGTCACATAATCGTATTCTCGTAAGTTATATTCAATCATTTTCATTGCGTACCCCTTACCCTGAAATTCACCTTTAACATCGATATGCAGTTGATTCCAGCCTTTTTTAAGCCGAATATTAGTATATCCTATATTTTGACCTGCATCACTAAAGTCTATACGTATGTACTCACCGTACGTAGACTTTTTACCTATAAATTTTTCTGTCAATAAATCTATTAATCGTATCATATTAATAAATAT